TTACTCAAAGAGTACTCACCATCTATGATAGATTGCCTAAGCCCTTGGTAGATCTCTTCTCTATCGTCATTCCATAAATGCCTTTTCCTTAGCTCTGTATCCAGTTGATCCCTTAAAAGATCCCCTCTTTGCAGGGCTTCATTAAAAGCTTTTGCTCTCATAGCATTGGCTTCTGTAAGCTGTTCTAAATTGGGTTGGATAACGGAGTATTTAACTCCTTCTACCTCAAAAGTCCTGTTTGTAATATTATCTTCTGACATTATATTCTCCTGATTCCTTAATTATCTTTTACAATAAAATTTGTTACATATCTGTTCCAAGTTAAAGTATATTGAGAAATCTCACTTTGAGATGCTCCTAGATTGGAATTACCCAAATCTAGTATATAAGTTCTTGCTCTTGACCAAACTTCTCTCCAATCTTTCTCGTCATCATTAAGATCACTGTAGGGCTTTCCGTGACCCCATAAAAAACCAAACTCCTCTTCAAAAATTGCTAAAGACCCAATAGTAGTTGTGTCAAACTTCTTCTTTAAATTGTTTAAAAGTCTAGTCTTTGAAAAATCACTATACTCTTTATCATTCATTTTATCTCCTATTTCTTTTGACTATCCATAAGTTGTCTTCTTAAATCCATCTGTGTCTGTGTTAAGTTGATTTCCTCTATCCCGGCGCCTCCTGCCGCTTTGACTTCTCTCATCTGATCCCTTAGTCTCATTCTTTCCGCAAATGCATTCAATCTAGCTACGTCAGTTGCTTCTTCTGGATTCTCAGCCATCAGGTACAGCTCACCTGCATTGCCTTGTTTTCCACCCCCTCTTTCATCATGCAGCTTGTCTGCTCTACGTTTCTTCCTGTCTTGTTCTGCCTTCTCTCTCTGTTTTATCATCCACCCGTCAAACATATCATCGTCCTCAAAGACTTCATCGGGAGGGCATTCAGGGCTTTGTCTTGCATTATCATACATCTTAGAAAATACCAAGGCAGTCCTTTGTATCTCATTAAGCATGCATATCGCTTTTCCAAACATCTTTTCTTTTCCTAGACTCCAATGAGTACTCCATCCTCCGCATCTAACTATCTCTCTCATTCCTTCTTGAGATATAGAACACTCTTCTTCCCACTCTTTAACCCCTCTATCTATTATATCTGATGGGATTGAATGAAAGTCCGAAGCTTTATATAATTTTTTCCCTTCTAAGTCATATAAGTTAACAGCTACTAGGAACCTCTTTTTAAACTGTATATTGTGATATTCTATACTTTGATCAAATAAAGAAAACTTCTTTAATCTAGCTTTATCTAGGGCTTTTCTTATTCCCGCAATCTGAGATTTAATTGACTTTTGGGCTTTCTTATTATAGAGAGACTCAAATAAAGATACTTTTAACTTATCTACATGCTCCTCTGAGTCTTTAAACTTCTGATCGTCGTCAGGTGTCCATATACCTAGAGAACTCAAGTGCTTTTCTAATTCATCTTGATCTAGGAGTTCTTTGAATCTAAACTTTTTGTTTAGACCTTCTAAAAAGTAATTAGCCAGAGACTTGTCTTGAGGGCAAGGGCTTTTTATATTATATATAGAATCATTATAACTGAAGAATGTTTCTCCAGATAGTATAAAAGAAATCCTGTCAGCTATGTCCTTGCTGTCCATATAAAATCCAAAATCCAAGTTGTATAAAAGTCAGTATTTCACTTGCCTAAAATCCGCGCGTACTAGGCTATCGCTAGTGTACTGACAAATAAAACAAAGGGGCCGCACATTTGTGCAACCCCGATGTCTTACTTAAGATTAATAGTATACGCCTGTTCCGACGTAGTTCTGTCTACCGCTCCACCAAGATGCACCACTTGTAGAACCGCCGTTTGCACTAACGTCTCCACTGTGTACAACTGTGAAGTCGTTAAAGTTGGTATAAGAATAAGTAACCGTAGCGTTACCACCACCAGCATCTCCACCACCGTATGACACAGTAGCAAGCTTATTCTTCTGACCAAGCCATAACCGTAAACCTTCACATGTTGCGATACGAATTCTTCTCTCGTTAAGATTAGACTTCGTGCTACATGCTGATCCATCTGTACAGTCATCAAGTGCATTAATCAAGTCACCACTAGCTGTAGTAACTTCAATGTCACATGTAACTTCGATTGGGAAGGTAACTGTCTTGGCATAAGGCAGTTTCTTTCCAAGCTCAAAAATATCTTCACGACTGACATCAGTAGAGACAGTAATAGAAGAAACGTGAGCTCCAGAAATGGTTCCAGAAAGACCAATGCCCGGAATGTCTTCAGGAAGAATGGTAAAGTCACCACTGCTAGTGCTCGCAGTAGTTTTAGCAAAAGCGATATTTTCACGCCTATTTACACCACCGTCACCAACTGGAGAATCATTATTACCACCAAACGCACCAGCAGCACGAGTAGGAGTATATTTGACGCCACATGTGTTTGCAACAGTATTAGTGTTTGAGCCGGATTGCCATACCTTGTAGTTACCCACAAGAGTAACATCTTCACTAAAGTTATCATCAAGTGGGAAGTTATAACCCACTGAAGAAACAACAAGACCTGACATTTCTACATAGGAACCTGCAGTAGATGAACTCTGCCCAGCAGATTCATTTGCTTCGTCCCAAATACCAAGTTGTACAAAACACTTATTACTAGAAGTGTTTCTCTGAGCAAGTGCAGGACCATCTGTTTGGTCTGCTGTTGCTATACAGTATAATGGGATGTACCCATCAAGAACCTTTGAAAGTGTTACTTCAACGTCAGGTGTACCTTCTACATTTTCATATATAGAGATCTGCCCAAGTTCAAACACTTGTTCTAGGTTAAAGTTAGTGGTTATACCTACAGATTGAACACCATGAGCAGCGGTACGTGTACCGGCCTTGCCCCCTGAGTCTTTTCCGAAGGAAACCTGCTGAATAGCATAATAAACTCTATTATTGGCCATTTAACTTCTCCTTAAAATTATTTCAAATAGATACGTATCTAAAAATTATATACACCAAGTTAATCCATAACGACTTCAAAAGTAGCCCTTACGGTCGCCTCATGAAGCCTAGAATTATAAGACTCCATCTCAGATACTGATATATCTGCTATTTTAGCAAGTAAGTATCTATAAGACGTGTTTTCAACTATATCATCATAGTTGTTAGGATTAGCGACAGCCATTCCCCTATAATCTAAGGGGAAGGCTCCGCTGGAAGCTACAGTGTTACTATTATATAGCCAGACCTGTTCGTCTTTCTGTAAAGAAACAATGTCTAGTAGTTGATTCCTCCACCATCTTGATTCGGCAACAATGTGGAACAAAACATCTTGTCTAACAAATTGTGACGTGTCGCCCAACTGATAAGGTGAAAATCTTCTCCTAGGAACAGACTCTATTACGATAGCTGGCATTTGCACGCGGTTATTAGCTAAAATACCCCATGCTCCTGAACCTGCTACATCATAGCTAGAATCATCAACGCGCAAGGAGTCATATTGAAGCTCATCCCACCAAGGGGCTTGATCTGCTATATAAACCTGAACGTTCCTGTAGCTGTACTCTAATTGGACATCTGCTGTAGTGCTTATAGCTGTATCAAATATAACTCTTCCATTAGGATAGTCATAATGATGGCCATAAGTGCCATGTCCTGTGGGATAAAGCGTATCAGAGACATACACTCCCGATATCTGAGTAGCGGAATAGTCTGTTCCATCATCAGAATAAAGATTGCCTGTCTCCCAAAGCCAGTCTTTTCTTGCTGACTCCCACACTTGCCCATCGGTATATGAAGGGTCTTGGACTGGTCTAAGGGTGCTAAAATCGCCCCCAAACGCTCCGGAAGTTGGCTTGTCTATATCTGTCCAGCCACCTATTCCAGCAAGTCCCCAGTCCATATACCATTTTAAGTTTGATTCGATCTCTGAAGTAAAGAGAGTATCACCAATATGAGAAACTTTTGAAAAGCTTGTATAAGGGTCTCCTGCCATTTTATATTACCTTTACTATCTCTCTTCGTACTAGAACATCTATTTCGTCATTTATTCCTTCTAGAGCCCTAGTTGCAAAGTTGTTATTCTCGGTTCCTGCAAATTGAGAAGGGACTCCCCATGAAGCATTCTGCCTCTGTGCCATGATACCTCCTCCTGCTCTTCCTCTTGATGATTTCTTGAAAAAGTAATTAGAGACTATTCTTTTATCGCCCTCAAGCAAAAGCCATCTCAACCATTCTAGCTTCACTCCTTTTTCTGTAACAAATATAGCTTCTGGAAGAGAAACAACGTCTGAGTAATTATTCCTTCTCATATTTATTGTTATTCCTCCCAGAGTCCCCATTTTAGACACATAAGTTACTTCTATAGAGTCTGCCCATATGTTTATAATTGAAGATACCCTTGCAGCACCGTCAACTAGACCGAAATGGTGCCTTAGCTTTCCTCCAGCCAAAGACTGTACTTCGGGAGATTCGTGAAGCTTGGTTTTTATTAGACTTTGAAGCCCCATCTCTATAGACTCGGTTATTCTAGAAATAGAAGCTTTTATTCTCTTCTTAACTTCAGCTATTATATAAGCTTGAAACTTTTTATCAAAGCCTTTTTCTAATTCCAACCTTGCAATGAAATTCTGTTTCATTATTTGACCCTCTTCCAATTGCAGAAGACGAAGTTATCATTACCAAAACCAACTGGCTGTGGCTCTGAAGCTCTTTCAAATCTAGAATCTACATAATTTTTTATTGCTATAGAAGGTTGCAGTTCTTTTGCTCTTAGTAACTTTGGTATTGTCTCTTTCTTTGATACTGTCTGTATAAACCCATCTGGAGCGTTGACGGGAGTGCTTATACCAAGAAAATCTCTGTAATCATATATTATGCCAAGGTTTATATTTTCTGTTTTGATAACAGGTTTTTTGCCTGCTCCTCCACATATCGGGCATATTCCACCATTTCTAAAAGGAACTGGCCCTCCTGTTTGGAATCTATTAGATGACTTTCTTCCTACAGGATCGTACACGCAGTTTGCGCAATCGTCATATCTTGTAACTCCAAAGTGCAGGGTACATTGAACTGTAAGCGCTCCATCCTCTAATAATGAGCTTATAGCATTATCAAAAAGGCTTTTTATATCACTAGTTATAATACCAGAAAATGATGGTATAGACATTATAGACCCCTAAAAATCTGTTAAGTTGAAACGTCTAATTTCATGCGATATCATAAACCCTAATGATAGTCTTTGATTGGAACCATTTTGTGATATCTGACATGCATGACATTGGTCTGCGCCTATATCCCAATGTGAATTATTTGAATCTCTGTCATATCCGTTTATATCGAGATTTACTCCATTGGTGGTTCCTAGGTCAGACCCTCTACGCAACGCTGACGCTCCGCTCTTTAGGTGCAGATCCTCTGAGCCTTGTATAGTAGAGACATACAATGTTAGTGGTTCTCTATTAGCAAGAGAAGTTGCTGCATCTGCGGTTGAATCACTTGATATGTTGTAAGCATCATTAACGCTAGACTGAAAACAAACATCAGCATTCGTTACAATACAGTTTCTAGCAGTTCCGGCAAATATTCCCCATGCCTGCACTCCGCCAGTATTGTCATACATATTGTGGATTGTGCAGTTAGATATAGTGGAGTTTGATCCTGCTATGTATAATGCTGTCATTCTACCATTAGAACTTCCGCCTACTGTGGTTTTTCCGCAATTGAATATCATTGTATTGAGCAAAGTGGGGGCTGTAGTATCAGGGCCAAAAATAAATAGATTCTTGTTGCCTAGTCCTCCATGGGTTATCCTGTTTATAAGACATCTTCTCATTATGAGCTTTTGGCTGTCACAGTCTATAAGATGCATATTGACAGAAGCTGTAGTGGTAGCCTCTGCAAATTCTAAATCCTCTATTATGACTTTATTAGATCCGTATGTCCCTTGATCATAACTTACTCTATACACTCCAACTTCATCAGATACAGTTCCTGTATATTTTATCTTAACTCCTGAGTCTGGAGTTCCATCATGTAGTGAAGATGAGTGAGATTTTAAAGTTATTGAAATAAGACCATGGGCAAGGCCTGTATCATCTATATTGAATGACTCATCAAATGTAGAATCATCATAGCATTCTCCTACAGCCGCATCTCCTGAGCTATAGCTCCCGCCTGCAAGATCTGCCTCCCAAGCAGTTATGGTGCTATAATCTCTGCCTCCAGCAGTGCCAATAGATTTAGTTACAGTAGCCATTAAATTAAGCCTCTATTTATTTAAACTAACATGAACGATACAGAAGCTGTCGAGCTTGCTGTGATAGCATATATCTTGGTTGGATCTATAACTGGTACTACAATTGATTCTCCCGCCTGTAATGGATAACCATCCGTTGTTGCTGCGGAAGTTCCGGCAGTGACCCCTTGAGGGCCTATGTATACTGGAACAGTATTCCCAAGAGTAGCTACAATTTGAACTCCCCTCTTAGCAAATTCAGTGGCTGCGGTTATTGCAACCGCTGAAGTTCCAATTGATGTTTTGCTACCTGTTATAAAATCTGGTACTGCGGCCATAATAAATCTCCTTAGCTCTACGCGCTGTAATAATTGTAATCATCGAGTCTATCTTTATACTTGCTTATAATCGTTCCTGTCGTTGGAAGATCTGAAGCAAAAGTATCTATGGTGTAGTTTGCATTGTACGTTCCGGTGCCTGCGGCTAGCGGAGCACCTACTACAAAAGTACCCTCTTTATGAGGAGTACCCGCGCCTTTGGGTTGTGATACTACATCTGACATTTTAATTTCTCCTTAGAGGTTACATTCTTGAATCTGTTTGTGAATATTCATTTCGTTCTCCTGAATCATCAGTCGGTATGAAGTCATTGGAAGCAAACGGACTCATTACTGCCCTGATAATCTGACCCCCTTCATAACTGAAGTTGTAAGCATACTTAAGCTGTTCAAAAGATTTACATGGACCTTCGTTCAGTAGTACCGAAAGTTGTGCGCCGTACCCTGCTGTTTGTATGGATGCTGGCCCAAGTCTTGCCGACACACCCTGCAATAGTGCAGCATTTCTAAATGCTCCTTCATCAGCCATACATGCCGCCTTTAGAACCATAAACGAAATGAAGTCTTTTCCGTCTGTTTGATCTGTTGGATTAGGGCTAATAGTATACGCTCCTACGTCAACAGTGTAAGTTGTTGAAAAATTTATATCTATTGGTAAAAAATACGCACTGGTTATTAATAAGTCCTCTAGCCTTTGGGTAGAGTAAGTATTATTGCCGTCGCAACCAGCATCGTTTAGCATAGTTCTTAGCATTATCAAACTTGTATTTTGCCAGCTCATATTATCTATCCGTTACAAAAAGTATACCATCTCCTTCTAGAGTGGCAGAATCTGATGTTCCAACAATCGCTTCTATCTTATATGTATTTCCAGTAGTTCCTCCGGAAACCCAAAAAGTTACCATGCTATTCTTGCTACTGGTAGCAGAAGTCTCAATTCCCGTAGTCGCTATAGTTAAATCAGTAACCGTCCCATCTATTTTTTCTGAACTTATACTGGTTATAGATGTTACAGTTTCAGAGGTTGCTAACAGGTTATTAAATTCTATTGAAAATTTTCTCTGCTCAGCGGGCTGCTTGCAGAGTCTTTCATTAGCTATTACGCCCATTTTTATCTCCTATTTAAGTATTCTATATTAGAATACACCATAAAAATAATCTAAGAGGGAACTGTCCAAGTATCTGGCCTCTTACATACTTGCATTTCCGTTTTGCATACTGGTATGTTCCAAGCAGTAGACCTAGCAGGAACAGTCCATGTTTTTATCTTCGAATCCCTTTGTATGACCGTAGGGACTATAGTATCTTTGATGTCTGATATAGGAAAACTTGATATTGGATGAAAGCCAAGCATTACAAGATCCCTTCTGAAACTTTATCATAGGTCAAGATGTCAATATGTTCTCTTTCCTCCATAGCTTTTCTGCAATCGCAAGTTTTATTTTCATCTCGCAAATCATCTATGGAATATCCCAATTCGGTGGAAAGGTCCCAATAAGGAACGAACCATTTTCTTTTTGCTAATATGACAGGACTATAGCCTTGAGGAAGCTCTTGCGGAGGCGTCTCTATAGCTGGTATCGACCTATTATGAACAGTGTCTCCGGAGAGCTCAACTCTAGTAAAAGAATCTCCTGTGTAGTTACGCCCAGAAGTATTTATACAGACAAACTTTTTCTTTTCTAAATCTGTAAAGTTCCAGCTATTATGATTAGCTTTTAATTTACTACTATGAGTTTCAATATCATTCCAAATAGAGTCGATATCTATGTCTTGTCTTGACTTTCCGTACCATATCTCATTTCCAGCGATCCCAAAAATTTTATGTCTATTATTCCTTAGTCTTCTGGTTATATAGCTATGAGCGTCTATTTTTTCTCCATCACCATTTGGCGCTGTGTTCAAAATATCCTCTTCACCTGTAATAAGATTTATTCTCTTTACATCATTAGAACTGACTCTTTCAAATTTGTATAGATTTACTTTTTCTAAAAATTTCATTAGTAACGTGTCGTTTGTTCTTAACCCTGTGACTGGGTCTAGCTGAAAGTTATTTACATTACATATCATTTCGGCGTGAGAAAGCTGTATCTGCTTATTTGAAAATGTCTGAACAACATCACCGTCTTTATAAGATTTGTCGCCCGGACTTGAATTTATTTTTACAATTAATTCCACATTTTTCTCCTTATGTATCTAAAAACATGATAAATGCTGGACCTGCAGAAGATTCTGCTTCTCTTGTTACTTGATGCGCTCCAATATCCCAATCTACATCTACACTATTTCTGTCAAACTCAGTTATATCTATATTTGCATCTGTTCCTAAGTCAGTTCCATTCTCAACCGCATCAGAATCGCTTTTTATAAATAAACCGCTTGCTGGATAACCTGCCTCAAAAGTATTCGCTGCAGTTTTATTGATCTGTGCATTAGTTCCATATGTGTCTGCTGTTGAGTCGCTAGATAAACAAAAGTCGCAATCATCTGACCCTGCATACCTGCGAAAATCTACACTAGTCGATGGTGTGCCTCCTCCAGCGGTATTTTCAGAGTCTATAGCAATGCAATTTTTTATATTGACTGTGCCGTTGCCTCCCCATAAATAACCACTCGCGTATTTGTCAGTTCTAACTGTGACTGTCATGTCATAAGATGTATTATTGTAACATTTAACCGTAGCTCTAGTTTGATTCATATTGAATGCTGTTACATGGTCATCGCTTTCTTGAAAATCATAACATATGCAATTAAAAACGTGTTGATATCCTCCACTTCCTCCTCTAAGCATTAGTGCTTGCATAGGGTCTGAGGTTTGGTTAGTACCCCAAGAGTGTATTAACATATGTTGGATGACTGCATTGATCTTTGTCTGGGTATTGCTTGTTCCAGTCTGTACGACAATATGCGTACTTGTAGAGCTGGACATATCAATCTCTATCCACTCAATAGTAAAGTTATCTATACTTAGATTATATATAGATGCAGTGCCTCCTCCGGGATTTGCATTGGGTTTATTAACAACCTTGCCTGTTTGACCCTCTATTCCATGCTGCCTGTCATCTTCATTTACTGTTAGTTTTATGCTATCATAAGTAGTTGAAGTATAATTAAAAATAACGTTTTCTTCTGTAAAATCACTGTCGGCGTGCATCCAGCCAGTTAAATCATCATTAGCTGAGTAAAAGTTACTATTATTAAGGCCCGCTTCCCACTCTACTACATTATCATAAGTCCTGCTGTATGTGTGCCCCGCTAGCTCTGTATCTCCATAGTCGTCAGTCACTTCTAGAGAGGTGGGATTTTGCTTGCCGTATGAACCGCTATCTTCATACATGAATACAACTTCTACAGTATTGCTAGAAACTGATTTAACAAAATAATAAAAGGTTGCACCAGAGTAATTATTGTTATCAGTTATAGCAAGCTTGTCTC